TGCGTCTAGCTGCATTTTCATCATGTCGGATTGCATCTTGGCTTGCGCTTTCATTTGCTCTGCAGCTAGGAATGCTTGGTTCGGATCAGTGCCTTGCGCCTGCTGAGCTTGTGCTTGCTGCTGCAGTGCTAGTAGCTGCTGCTCGACCTCTGGTGTTATTGGAGCAAAATAACGGTCAGAGTTTCTTACGCCAGCAGCAGCTAACATATCAGACAACGTATTGCGTATGTTCGTCAAGCTCACCATGCCGTTAAATGGGCCATACTGTGTGTATATCTGCTGCTGAATGCTAAACGCTTGCTGCAGCGCCATCATCTTCTCTTCTTCGCGGCCTGTACCTAAGCCTACGTTGATGGATACGTCCATCTCAGCATTCCACACGCGAGGATCAACAGGGATGAAACGCCCATGCATGCGCATCATCTGCTCTTCGTCTGTGTGCTTTACGTGTAGCTGCAGCATAATCTTAAACAGGCGCTTCATGCCCTCTGCAAGATTGCGCACCATGACCTCAACCTGACCAGCCTGCGCTTGGATTGTCGCTTGGACTGCTGCCTTGGTTGTGGATTGCATTGCATCTGGGTCTAGCCCCATGCTTGCGCGGGATACGCCTGTTTTATTCTCAACTAGCTGATCCATGTACGTCAGCGCACCAAGCGTTTGACCTGCAGTAAATGGCACAGTTAGCTCTTGGACTGAGCCTGCCTGACGCATGCGCACGATTGCGCCAATCTCATTGTTTAGCACATCGTCAATATTGACTGCGCCATCAACGATACCAATGCGTGGATTGTTGGTCATGGCTACGTTGTCTAATACGCCGCGCAGGATAGCTGTGCTTGCGTCCTGATCGTCCATGACAATCTCTGCAAGTGAACGCCCGTAGAATGTGTGTGGCTCTGGATCAACCTCAAATACAGCAAATGGAATGTGGTCAATTGGCTCAAAGTCTAGCAGTTTGTAATCTGAGCCACCGCAGATAAAGCGGTGCAGAACTGGTACGCCTGTGCCATCCACATCTAGCTTCATGTAGGCTTCTGTGATTGCCACGTTGCGCATTGCAGGGTCTGCAGACTGATCCTCATAATCGTCTTGAGAGTAACCTTGACGCTCTATGGTTTCTGCCTCTGAGATGTCTGATGCGCCATACAGGCTATCTAGGTCATATACATCATCAAAGTCATACCCCATCTCTACAAGCTCACCCACGCGCATCTCTGTGCGGTGCGCCACAACATAGGCTTCGTCTATATTGCGCGCTTGTGAGTTAATGAAGAACTCTTCAGGCGGTACGCTTTCAAAGCGCATTTGCCCTTCAGGCATTTGTCTGCTGATCTTCAGGTCATGCTTTGGAAGCTCAACTTCCACGCCCATCGCATCAATGCTTATTTCTGACATGACGGTATGCTCAAGCACAGTCACATCGTCCTCTGACACGATCATTGTGTATTCTTCGTCAGTCAGATCGCTGTACGTGAATATCTCTGCGCGATACTTGGTTTCCCAGTAGGCTTTCACAATGCCAGTTTTCTTAACCAAGGCATCGTGGAATGCATCGTTTAGAACGCGATAACCGTCATTCTGGTTAAACACGTAATGCATGTATTCTGTTGCTTGCTCTGCCATAGTCACATCTTCTGGCCCGCGTGGGACAAACTCAACAGGCTTAGATGTAGACATAAACACACGCATTAGGCTGGGTTTAACCGCGCGTACTGTATCCCTGACTTTAGTGGCGACCACTTTGCTGCGACCATCCTCATAGCCAATGTCCACCTCACCATCAAAATAGCGCTGGGCCTTGATGCGGTCATCCGTGATCTCGCTCTCAACAAAGTCTACAGCCTGCGCAATTGCGTCCTGCAGGATACCTTCAATCTCGCGTGTGTCTTTTGCTTTTGGTTCCATGCTATTGCTCCTGCGGTATTTGCGGGGTTAAGCCATATGCGCGAGATGGCATAGGTGGTCTAAACTTAGTAGGTGCCGCGCCTGTAGCCAAGAACCTATTTAGCTCTTTGATCTGACCTTTTATCACCGCATCAGATATTGGCTTAGATATGATTGATGCCGCCGTAATGCCAAGAAATGCTGGATTACCCGCCGCAGCAAGAGAAGCTGTGCCAAGGCTACTTATGACGTTCATCATGTTAAATCCACCAAGCGGAGACAACTTGCCAAACTGGCGCAAGATTTTGTCGTCAAGTTGACCCTCTAAAATCCTATCCATCGCATCTAGCTCTGGCTTAGTGAAGTATGTTTTACTGCGCTTCTGGTTGCCAATTTTTTTAATTGCGGCCTGATAGCGCTGGGTGACGCTTGCGCCTGCCTTAACTTCTCTGTCCGCAGCTTCCAGAGCGTCTTCCAGTATCTCAAGTTTTTTCGTTCTAATGTGACCCAATCTTGCCGCACCAAGTAGCCTTGAGCCTATAGTTTTGGTTTCTATAAGGCGATCAATGTCGTCCATTATTTCTTTTACTCTTGGATCAAATGCCTTTTCGCCGTCCTGACCGCGCTTCCATACGGTCCTGACACGCTGACGCATATTATCCAAATTAGAAAGAGTTGCAGGGGTTCCTGCATACTCATCAATGATGTCCAGAGCGTCCTTTATGTGCCTTTCGCCGCGCAAGGTGCCGTCTGGTTTTATGTCCAGCTTATTGCCAGCAACGCCTTCAAACAACTTTGACCTACTTGTTTCAGCTAGGCCAGTAAGCTCGTCCGCAGAGAAGGTATCGCCCATCTTATCGACTTCTTTGTAAGCAGTAGATTTAAACTGCTTTTGAGTTTCCGCTGATGGCTTGGCTATTGCTCTTGATAATGTTGCATCAACCGCTGTGTTGCCTGTCTTAGCCTCTTCCATGACTTGTCTTGGCTTTATGTAAGCGTCATATGGCTTAGCCGCCAAGTTGAATGATCTGGCGACAACTGTTGGAGCAGCGATAGCTCCAGCTATTCTTGCATATGGCTCAAGGCCAGTCCCCTCAGTTGCCTGACCTGCGGCCTCGCTTGCAACGCCAGCCGTTAGCGCCGCTGCTTGAGCTTCTTTTGATAGACCAGTTTTAGCCAAGCCTTCTGCGACCTTTTCTGTACCCTTCATTGATAGCTTTTTCGCACCCTTAGCCGCTAGTTTGCCAACGCCACCAGCCGCACCTGCGCCGCCCACAAACTCTGACGCAGTACCCACGAATTTGCCGCCCCTCGTTTGAGGCTCATATTCCATAAGCTCCTCACCCAACGGCACGGCACCGATAACCCCTTCAGCAATATTGCGAGTATAGGTGTCAAATATTGGCGTTTCTTCTTCTACCTCACCGCCAAATGCTTGATATATCTCCTCGCCGCCTCTTCGTGCCGCCCTAAGTGCCATCTCTGGAAGCTCCAGTGTCCCGACTGCTCCGCGCAGTAAACCGCCGCCGAAAGACTTAGCAATGTCTTCACCTGCAGAAACGCTTTGCTGGGCTTCCGCTGGAGCTGGGGCTGGAGACACACCAAGGCGCTGCTTTACAACCCGCTGTATTACAGCCTGATCTGTGCCATCAGGAAATTCTAAGATTGTGCCATCTGGTAGCTCTGCTTCAACCATCTATCAAGTTTCCTTGCGCATCGTATCTCTGGCGCTTCGGTTTGCCAGTTCCCATAATTACATCTATTTCATTTTGGCTAAAGTAAGTAGGCCCACCTTCAGTATCCAAAATGCGCTTCATTGATTGCTGGTACTGCGTTTCTAGGCGCTCAAGGTTTCTTATCAACTGATCTGCAGATTGAGATGTTTTTAAGCTGCCCAAGCTGGCTTGTAACGCATTAAGTTCTTGCACCGCAACCTGACCAAGCGCGCCACCTGTCGGGCTTTCTTCGCGCATTCTTTGCAGCCTATCAAAGCCAATATTTGAACGTATTGTTTCACCAAGTTCGTTTACATCGACAGCAGTTGTGAAGCCCATTCTAAGCAGAGTGCTACCAATCATACCAGTTGTGAGGGTAGGATTGGCCTCAATCTTCTTTTTCATCTCACTGATGTCACCAAGAACAGTTGTGCCTGAAGTAACCTTGGCCTCTGTCTGCTTTGTGATAACGTCTGCCGCTTTCTGCGCATCCTGTTCTGCCTGAGAACCTGCTATTGGTTGCACTTGATATGTAATATTCCCTTGCGCATCTCTACCCTGAACTAGCATAGTTCCCTTTTCAAGTGGGCCAAACTCAACTGGAGCGCCAGAGCCATAAACATCACCGCCGCTAAGGATATACTTCTTATATTCTTCTGAGCCTGCAGTTAAGCCTGCCGCTTCAGCTTGCTTCATTAGGGCAGTTCTGCTGTCCTTCATTCTCGCAAGTTTTATTCTGTTCTGCATATCGCGCTCTTCCGCAGCAAGTTGGAACATTTGCGAAACTGCAGTTTTGCCTGTGATTGCACCAGACTTAACCTGCTTAGCAAGATCAGTTTGACCTGCGCTTTCTAGCATGTTGACTGTGCGGTTCTTGCGGATGTTAGATGCGCGGCGCTCCTGCGCTGCCTGTAGCTGAGCAGGTAGATTTGCGTCAGGCTTCATGCGCATGCTGTTTAGCCAGCTTGCGAATGCTGCCGCCTGATCGCTGCGCTTAGATCGACGCTCCTGCATCGCAAGATCATCTTCTGTCATTCCAATTCTCTGCATGTCTTGCTCAGCCATAATTCTCTCCTAGCGCATACCCATCGCCATGAACGGCAGTGTTAAGTAATCAAACAAGCCCTTCTGCTGCGTTGTTGTCGTTGTTGATTGATTAGGTACAACACCAAGCGCCGCCAGTGGCGCAGCAAGTGATGCTTGTGGCGCACCTGAGTAACCTGCGAACTGCTGACGCGCTGCGTCGATCAATGTCTGCTGCAATGCCTGCTGCATTAATCCCTGACGCTCTTGCGCCGCAGTGATCGCCTGACCTGTCTGGAATGCTTGCTGGCCTAGACCGCCAAGCTGGCTTGCTGCTGCTGCGCGTGCTGCGCGATCTCGCATTGCTGCGTCCATTGCCTGCGTGTAACCTGCTTGACGCTGTTGCGCTGCAATATCGCCTGCCATGCGTCCGTATTCGCCTGCAAGCACACCTTCTGCCACACCTTGGCGTGACCCGCCGAATGCACGCGCTCTTGTTGCTTGTGCGCCTAGCGTGTTCATAGCCATCTGACGTTGGCGCTCAATGTCTTGCTGAGTGCGATCAATGACCTCTTGTTGATAAGGGTTCATGTAAGCGCCGACTTGAAGCGGGGCATTCATCGCTTGTTGCGTCCCGCCGATTGCGCCCTGCAAGGCTCCTGCCGCCGCTTGGTTTACGTTAAACGGCTGCGGTTGCGCTGCTACTGGCTGCGGCGCAGGCTGGTACGTTGCCGTTGGCTGCGGTGTTTGCAGCGTTCCTGTCTGCGCCGCTACTGTTGGTGCTGGTGCTGCTGCGCCCATTATACTTCTCCTAAAACGTTCATAATCATTACGCTTCGACCTTTCTGACGAGGGTTTTCAACACCTCTGCGGCGGTTTCAGCGTCATAGTTGCCCATTCCAAAATCTTTTAGAATTTTCTTTGCATCGTTTCGTCTGACATTTTTGAATGCATCAGGGTTTTCGGCTATGGCTGCCGTTGCGGTGGCCTCTCTTGATAGCTTGGTCAAGACCTCTTTGGATGTTTTTGCATCGTAAGCTGGAAGCCCTAAATCTCTCACAGCTTGTTTTGCTGCATTCCCAGAAAGATTTTTGTAAGCGCTTGGGTCTTCAGCAATTGCAATCGCTGCGCTGGCTTCGCTTCGATCCCTTTCAGCCGCCTGCTCACGCTCTGAGCGCTCCTGCCCCTTACTTTGCGGCTTGCTTTGTTCATATGCAATAGCAGCCTCAGTCGCAGTCATTCCCATTGATGGCGCTGCTTGCACAAAGTCACCTAGAGTTTCCAATTTGGCAGGCTGTGAGCTTGTTGTGTCGCCTAACAAGCCACCCAACGCACGACTTAGGACTGTACCCTCTGGATCATAATTTGGATCAGTTAGGCTGCGATATAGGTCTGCGCCGAAGGTTTCTTCTGGTATCTGAGGAGGCAAGAACTGACCTAAATCGTCAGCAGCAAAAAGCTGTGACTGGAAGTCCAGTTGCTGGCTTGTTATGGGTTCAAAGGGCGCGTCATCCTTAGCGGGTTGAGTGTATCCAGCCGCAGCAGCTAAGGCAGGGTCAACTTGACCTACATCATAGCCCGCGCTTACTGTTGAGCCATATACGTTTTGATACAAGTCGCTTGCTTGACGATCATCATCACCCGCATAAACAGAATAGTCAAACCCTTGCGTAGATGTGCCAAGAGGCAAATCAGACGCGGAGTAAATAGGTTGCTCAGTATAGAAATCGTCGCTGACTTGACCTATGCCAAGCTGATCTTGTGCAGCTTGAACCGCTGCAATACCTTCTGCACTTGGGTCAAGCGTGCCGACATACTGCCCTGTAAGTTCGCTTTGGAACGCATCAGTGTAATCAATGTCTGGGTTGTAGTATTGGTATATTTGACCAGCAGTGTCTGGTATGTCGCCAAGGCCAGCATCTACCATCGCATCGCTTAGTTCATCAATATCTGTTTCAGCAATAATGTCGCCTGCAGTGGCGTCATCAACAGGCACAATATTAACCTCGTCCTCTACCAATGGAATGTCTGGTACATATGGAATTTCGGGGATGATATCGCCACCACCACCGCCAAGGCCACCACCCCCGCCGCCGCCTGTACCGCCACCACCGCCGCCTCCGACAACTGGAGGCGTAGCATCAACGGCTGGCGCACCCTCAAACTCGCCAGTGACAGGATTGATAAACAAACTCTCAATAAGGTTGAACTGCGCAGGTCTGCGTCTTGCGAACTCGCCAAGCGTTTCCTCATACATAGGCGCAGATGAATAACCGCGAATACCGCCTGCAAACTCTTGTGGTGTCGGCATTCCTGCCATTACACCACCCGCAGGTGTGGTTAGGCCGAACGCACCAGCTTGCCCTGCTACGTTCTGAAATGCTGCTTCTTGTGTTGGCGTAAACGCTGCAACGTCCGCACCGTAGTAAGGCACATAGCCAATTTGGGCAATGCCTGGCTGACCTAATGCACCAGCTTGGCGCAGGTTGAATTTTGCCGCGTCCTCAATGTACTGAGGTACTTCAACGCTCGTTGTTGATGAGCCGCCTTTACCGCCTGCCATTACTATATCTCCTTAACGTATGACGCATGCAGGGGCTTCCAGCCATGCTTGGTCAAAGGTTTTTTCCATCCGTGGCGACCTGTTATTGTCACTGCTACACATCCTTGCGCTTTAGACCATGCTATCACATCTTTATGCATATCCATAAGCTGATCTAATTCACCACCACCTAGAAACACATTTAGCACCTTTTTTCTAGGATATACCACAATTTCTGTAACTATGCACCCCTTCGGCGCAGGCCACAACTGCATCTTACCTGACGCAAGCCCCTCAGCTACGTCATCAAAGTTGTGTGTGCCGCCAGAATACTCTAGTGCAGCCTCTATCCAAGGGCGACATCTTGCAAGTTCATCTATCTGAGTATGCGCATTCATCCGTGCAACCTCGTTATCGCAATAGTAGACGCAGGCGCAGCAGGCGCAAATGCAGTTGCCGTTGTGGCATCTAAAAAGCCTGATGTATTGTCTACTGCCCACATAGCTTCTAGGTAATCACCAGCGCTAACATCAAATATAGCTGACCGCGAAACAACCAAGACTGAATTGTTTTGATGCAAGGCGTTTTTCATAGTCGATCCTGCAACGTCTGTACCGTTAATGCGAGGCCAGAACCAAAAGTTTACTGTGCTGCTAGACGTAGACGCAATCTGCGCAGAAAAGCTCACCATATACTGACCAGCTTCAGCAAAAACCAATCGAGAACTTGGCGTTCCGTTTGTAACGCCCTCAGCAATGCTAGAAGTGTACGTTAAAGCGTACGCTGTGTTTATTGCCGCAGCAGTCTGGTCTGTCGTGATTGCACCAGCGTACTGACCATCCTCAAGTACGATCTGAACCCATGCACCGTTTTTGCTGACAACAGGATATTTGTTTTCACGATCCCACATCATAATGCCATCTTCGGCAGCAGTTTCATCGCCTGTCTGCTGAACTAAGGCAGAGCGCGTTTGGCCTAAGAAAAGCATGAGGCGGCGACCCCATGCTTGCCAATCATTGCCCTTCGGCTCTGGTGCGCGTTGCTGTTGCGTCATCTGCGACCCCCAGCAATCGCATCAAGCCTGTTATTGCCCACACGCCAATCTGTGTATCTTGCGCCCTCAACGCGCATCCTAAACTGACGCCCAGTAAACCGCATGCTTGTTGGGTTACTCATAGAGAATGGCCCATAGTCTCGCTCAGTGCCATTTGGATAGAACCGCGTTTTAAACGTAGCGTTTACATCGCCCTGCGTTTTCTCGTCAGGGATCATCTCAACAATGCTTGTGACTTGATCGCCAGTTGCAATGTAGATTGGCCCAGTTTCTGCGTATGGCGTTAAGTCATCATAATCCAAACCAACTTCATGCTCGTACACCTTGAAGTCAGCAGCGTCCGTCATCAAAGGTTGACGGAATACGCCACGGTCAATGCCAGCAGTGCGATCAAGTTCACCAATGTACCATGTGTTTTCTACATAGTTATAAACAACGTAGCGATCATTTTCGATAGACGAACCGCTTGGGTAAAACCACCAAACCTCGCCAAACATAGAGTTTGACATGGCAAAGACTTTGCTGATCTGCGGTCTGTTTATGTCGTTAAACACATAGTCAGACACATCGCATGGCATTTCTTGCACAGCGCCACCTGTGTACATGTAGAACGAATTAACGCCCATCCACATAGCACCTTGGTCTACGACAACGCAGGCTTGCGCTGCTGCTAGTCCGCATGACGTACCAACGCGCTCAATGCCATACACATAGGGTGGGCCAATGTAGTTCGCCACATGCGCATCGCGGCTGGTCAGCAGCAAGGTTTGCCCCTTGACCGTATGACCTGCCATAAGTTCGCCAGAAGTTTGCAGCTCCAAATCACCAGCTTCGTTTGTGGCTGCTGGTGTCCAAGTGTTGTTATCCTCACGGTCTGACCACTGCACCTTGCGAGGATTACCGCCTGCACCCAGCGCAAACAAGAA